TTTTCAGTTTGCCGATCAAGCAGCTGGCGCATCAGCTGCTGTCGCGCCTTAATCTCGCGGATCTCTTTGCCGCCTCGGCCAATAAACGGCAAATGCTCTATAGCATTGCCTAGCCTTGAAACTGTCTGGTCAAGAATGGAATCCCTGCCTACGATTTTCCCTGCTCGCAGCCCGTAACTCACAAGGCCGCCCGTTGCCGCACCCGCAGCGACATCCAGCCACCACTGTGCAGATCCGGGTTCATGTTCAGAACTGACACCGCCATAAACACCGCCGCCAACCGAAGCGATGGCATTATCACGTCCCCACTCACGGGCTATGGTACGTACTGCAGCAGGTAAAGGATTGGCGTAAAACGTTCCCTGTGCTGATGAACTATCAGGCTTGTCTATTTGCTGCCTGGTTGATCGTCCTGTTCCGGATTCGGCCAGGTCAACGGTGGCTCCTCCAGATCCATGCGGTTGGCCTTGTCCACCGCCTGCGCCATCATTTGCAGGAACAGTTTCGCTTTCTGCCGGTCGCGGGGTTTCAGGGGAGTTGCCCGTCCCCTCGATGGTTTGCGCTTCATCGCCATAGCGTCCTTTCAATGTTCTGTCAGTCGCCCGAATAAAATCTTGGCGCGTGGCCGGCGCAGAACCAAACAGGTCATTACCGCCTTTGCTGACTTCGGTTTCCAGTTGCACAGCAAGCTCTTTCAGGGCCTCACCCATCCGCCGGGGTGAGCGCAGGTTTTGATCCAGATAACGTGCCAGCTGTGCCGTGATGTCGTCCGTGTCTCGCAGCATGGATTGCTGACTCAAAAGCTCAGTTACCGCCTGACGCTCACGCCGACTTGTGCGAACAATATCCACGGCATCCATCAGGTTCGGGACAATATTAGCGTCTCCGCCCAGCTCAGGATCAAACGACCGCGCCCTGGCAAACGCCGGGGCTGCACTGTTTAGACTGTTAATCAGGTTCCTGAGTTCCGGATCAGCTTCTTCTGCAAACATGGAAAGCAGACGATCGTCATCGTATGCCTTGGTGAACACCGCTGATTGCACACGCTTAACGGCATCTGCGTTAGGGCGTCCCTGAGCATCGACCAGGGAACCACCGTCCAGCGTGCCAAGTCGTGCCACAAAACGACGAAGGAAAGGCAGGTTTTCAGGGTTGCTGATACCGCCGTTTTCATCCGGGGTATACATCAGGATGTCATCATCAGTCAGCAGATCCCCATCCGCCCTGGCCTGCTCTGAAGGACTCATCCGTGCCAAGTCACTTTGATTCGCTTCACGGGCAAAGAAACCGCGATTAGCGTCATCCAGTGGCGTCTTACGAACACGAACCAAAACCGGCTTGTCCATGCCGGAAACAACGTCCTTGTCCAGCCCGTAGGCTTCGGCGTTATCTCTCAGCCACTGCCGATAGCCCGCCGTGTCGCCGCCATCATAGCTATAACGAATGGCTGCCACCCGACCATTACCTGATTCAACCACCCGGTCAGCCCCAATGATCGGCGCACCGTCGCTGGCCTTAGGGCTTGCGCCCATCCACTCGGGACGGAGGTTGGCAGCCATCTGCCGGATTTGCGCCTCGCTGGATCCACGGCTACGGTCTCGAGGCTGCAGACTAACAGGATACTCGGGATTGGTAACCCCGTTGGGACCGTGCGACGTAATCAGGTCATCGGCATCAACCACAGCATAATCCACGTCGACGCCTGTCCCCCTAATGGTGGTCACGTGCCGGTATGGCGCTGTACCGGCGGTAGGCGCACTGGCCGTCGCTATCCTGCTGTCAGGTTCAAGATTTAATCCAGTGGCACTGTCACCGGTATCAACTGCTGCAGTTTCCGACGCCAACTCTCCCGACCTGACTTCTCCTGATCTGGTCCACAGGTCTTCTGCTCCCGGATATGACACGGCTGCATCATCGGGGCTTTGAGTGGTGGAAGCATTGGGGTCTGGTAGCTCATCAGCAATCTCCTTATTCAGGCTGACAATGTCGCCATCCGGTGTCTGTTCATAACGAACCAGGTTGTTCAGATATTCTTCCGGTGAGTCAAAACCGGCTTGCTTTGCCTGCCGGCGGATCTGGGCATTCTCAATCAGCCGGGGGACCGCCTTCAGCCAGTCCCCCATCTTGACGATCCCCGCATCAAACACTGCGCCCAAAGCGACTTCCAGACTGGCATTCTGGATACGGGCAGCAATGTTTTCACTGATACTCATATCCTCCGCCCCTTCTGGACGACGCGCGGCGCCTAGCACACCGCCCACTTTGGCACCTTCAATTACAGCGCCTTTTGCGCCCACGCCAACCGGCGCCAGCCCCCGGGCGGTTCTCAGTGCGCGTAACCCCGCGACACCCGCTCCGAACGGCATAATAGAACCAACCCCTTGTCCTAAAAGATTTTGAAGAGGCAGGTTGGCTGATTCTTCATTTTCTATCAGCTGGCGGGCACGCTCTGCTGCCGCCACTTTCAGATCATCACTAGTGAGCTTGTCCTCATCCGGTGCATTGGCATATCCCAGAGTCAAGGCGTCATAAACACCGCGACGGAAGACGTCTTGCTTACGGGCTTCATCCGTCGTCAGTTGGTTGGAGATATTCCGTAACTGATTCAGTTCTTCACCGGTCAGGCGGGATACTTCCAACATGCGACCCGCTTCTGGCGACAACCCGTTGCTTAACTCTTCCACCAGTGCACGCCCCCGCCAACCGGACAGGTTCCCCTGTTCAAGCTCATTGATCACCTGAGAAAACTCATTATCACGCAGGTAATTCAGCCCCATGGCCCAGTCTTTACGGATGGCGTCCAGCTCACGGGCCGGGTAATCAGGAGCTTTTGCGCGTGTCCAGTCACCGCCAAAGCCCGCCGCATTGGTCTGACCTAACTGTTGCTTATAGTCAGCCATCGCCGCCTGATACAGCTCTTCTTCTGCCAGTAACTCACGGTAACGGTTATCGAAGGGAGACAGCGGCTCAGTCTGCTGTTGTGGCACCAGATCGGCGAACATATTGGCCGATGATGCCTTTGGGGTTTCCGGTTGCGACGGCACCAGATCATCAAAAAGCCCTCCGTTGTTTTCAGTGGGCTGTTCCGGTATCAAATCAGCGAAAGCATTGCTCACAGATCCAGTCCTTCCGTTACAAAGCCCATCTTGCCAATGCGCTCCATCACTGCATCACGATCAGCCCCTTGGTTAATGGCGCGAATTGCCTGGCTGATCAGCTCCGGTGGCGGCGTCTTTGATTCCGTTTCAGGTGATGAGGTTTGTTCTTTTACCGTGGGGGACGGCGGACGTTTATAGGGGGCGGGATCAATATCGACACCATCGGGGTACATCGCCCCAAGCATGTCATCAACAAATTGATTCGTGGCGTTCATATCGCCAGCCATCATCGGATTGCCAGCCGCCTTCATGTAAAGGTCGCTACGCATTTGCGCCTGGCTTTTCTGTTTTGAAAGCAGGAGATATTCCAGCGCTTCTTCGCGGGGAATATCCCAAGTATCCGCTACAAGTCGAAGGTTGCGCGCCAGGGTGGTTGCCTGACCATCAGCAGGGACGCGCAAAGGATCACCGCTTTTATCTTTGGCAGGGGCATACTGCCAGCCCGAAGGCGTCAGAATGGCATCTGCATACTGGGTTTTACCATCCTTACCGACCACTTTGACCTGCTGGGTTTTGGTAATCGCTTTGTTGTTCAGGGCATCGGTTTTAATCGACTCAGGCACCGCATCATCAGCCCATATTTTTTTCAGCTGTTGCAAGCGCATATCGCCGATCAAGCGAACATTGCGTTTGCTCAAACCATCCTCACGGACAGCATCCGTCATATTGATAATGGGGTTAATGGTGTTATAGCGGTCATAGAAAACACCACTGCTGCTACGTACCGGAGAAACATCAAGAGAGTTGGCAAGATTACCCAACGCATACGGGTTATCTATCCCTTCCATGGAACGGTTAAACGCCTCCAGACGAGCACCCGCCATCTTGTCTTCAGCAATCGCACCAGGATCAATACCCGCCAGCTTCATCTGCTGGGCCATGGTCAATTCATCCGAACGTGTCCAGTCCACCTTGCGCAGGGGGATCTGCGGGTTAGCGGCCTGTTGCCGTTTTCCATCCAGGGCTATCACATGATCAAGGGCTTCCGCCAACTGATTCCGGCGTTGCTCCCATTCAAGCTCACGCAAAGGTCGCCGAATATTGGCTTTCAATTCTCCGACTGAACTGGCCAGATCCTTCAGGAAGTCCATAGCAGTTACTCACCGATGCCAACGCCAAAGTTCCAGCTACTGCTACTACCTGAGCTGGAGCCCTCACTTTTGCTTTTCTGCCCCTTGCCACCGAAGAAGATATTGGCAATGGCATTAAGATCATCGCGGGTCAGGTTCGCATTACGCACAGAAGCGTTATACGCATTCATCTGTTCCTGACCAGACAACGCAGCCATGGTCGCCTCAACTTCCTTATTAATGGCGTCAAGGCTGTCGCTGTACTCATTGGTCGCCAGCTGATTGGCCCGGGTGCGCTGGGCGACTGTCAGACTGCTGTCATCATTGATCTGGTCTTGCTGATCGTTATAAGTACGATTCAGTGCATTACGACGGGTTTCGCCGGCGCCACCGATGGCACGTAACTGCCCCTCGGTTAGTGGGGCGTAATTCACAGGGGCTGTCCCCTGATTGGCAAACGTATTCAACCGACCGCCGGTCAATCCATCCAGCATGTCGTAATAACCACGCACTTCTTCTGGCGAAAGCGGTGATGATTCAGACGTCTGGTGACTGCTGTTTTTGCTTTTACTTGAACCGCCGCCGATTGACATGGTCAGGACCCTCTCTGGTAAACCAACGGATTCCCCTACGGGAAACCAGATGAGCATTGATGGTTTGTGCCTGTGGATTGTGAGCAACGGCCGCCCCATACAACGCCCGGTAAGTGGACGGATGGGCATCAGGGCTGGTTGTGCAGTTGGCCAGGTAGAGGTGATGACCGGGCCGAAGGATGATTTGCTGCTCGATACAACGAAGAAATCCATGGGTTTCCAGGGCTTCACGACTAGCACCGTCTACCAGATACCAGGATAACCATCCCCAGAGTGCACCATCCGTGGCACGCAACATCACCCATTGCCCAGACGCCAAGTCATGACGAATCACCACCCGTAACACGGCATCATCCAGCCCGTCATAGGCTGAACAGGGACGCGTACGCATCAGGGTGATGATTTCGTCAATGGCATCCATTAGCGCCAGTGTTCCAGGCTGTATCCCTTGAAAACAAAGGCTAGTCGCCCATCGCCATTAATGGCGTCACCGGCGTTACGCAGGACGACGCGCGCATTACGCAGCAGGGTACCTTCCCCTACGCATACCGCCGGTTCAACCTTGATGCGCTGCATGCCTTCACCTTTCAGGATGAAACGGCCCAGCACACGCCCGTCATCCAGCTCTAACTGCAGCGTCAATGCTTCACTGACAGACTTGGTGGGCACAATGTCCAGCCCTTCAAACACGAAGGTATCCGGCAGTGTGACAAAGTCCGCAGACTGGTGCTTTTCAAGCGCCAAATCACGGACAGCGCAGTTAATAACAGAGCGGAAAACACGGTTGGTGGGCCAGTTAACCGTGCAAAGCCGGCTCAGGTCTTTATGTGGAGGGCTATCGGTTGCAGGCTCGGCAGTGACGGGTTCCTTTTCTTCAGTCTTTTCCTGCCCTGATGACTGATTTTCGAGCACTTCATCCTGAACAGGTTTATCCTGTACGGCTTCTTCTGAGTTATTCTTGCTGGTTGCCATTTCGGCCTATCTCCAGTGGGGTGAAGGTTTTCTGAAAAACATCCATCCCACTTTGAAGATACGCCATTGGTGCACTCATAACAACACTATAGAAAGATCACAGGTCTGATCACTGGTCAGCTCCAGTAGGCCCGGCCCATTCGAGCCGCTGCGCCACACTTGGCAAGCGACGGTGCTGTCTACAACAAGCCAACCAGCGACAGGACGACCTAAACCATGCTCAATCACAAAAGACTCGTTGGCTTTCACTGAGCAAACGATGGGCCGGGTCTGTAACGTGGGAAGCAGTGAATCCGTCATGCCGCATTGCTCCTTAACGTCAGGGGTAGCCTGTCCTTACTACGCTGGCATTCCACCCCTGATACTTCACCAGGTAGCGGATCGCCCCAAACAGCACAATGAAAATCCATACCTTGCTGATGTCTTGTACACATTTCCTCATCGCTCAGGCGATGACTGGCATCATGTAGACGGATTTCAACCTCAAACGATTGCTTTTCGAGCTTCGCTTGAGCTGCCCGGTGCCGCCCGTCGTGATAGAGAACCTTGCCAGTATGAATATCAATACCAAGGCACTGCGGATTACCTTGTCCATAAACATGAGCCGGTCTGGCGACCACTTCTGTCATGATGGCCGCCAGCTTCTCCTGTGTTGTCGTCAGGCACAGGAAGTCCTCTGGATTCATCCTCATGCAACACGTTTCCAGAAGTAAACAACCAAGTACGGCTGCATGATGTTATGGGGTGCATCACCACCAATCGGCTCACTCTGGACGGTGCGCGGGTTATGACCTGGGCCGGAGTCATAGCCACCTCCGCCGCCGGGCGTAAAGACATTCTTGATGGTGACGCGGAACTTGGGTAACTCATTGACCGTCAGTTTATGCTGGTATTCGCCGCCTTCATCACCGCCGGCAAATTCACGCTGCTCCCCTCGGCTGTCTGTCGCTTCACCATGCCCTATCAGTGTGCGGCCGGCACTGGTCAGTTCCCAAGTACCATAACCTCGCTCTGCAGCAGGATCTGCATCAGTGGTGGTAATGATGATGTCGCCGACCTTAACCTTGAGCTTTTCATTTTCCTGCCGCACGGCGGTCAGCTCGTCCTGTAACTCAAGGGAAGTCACCAGGTCTTCATAACCGACAATCTGACTCAGTGCGATAGAACCACCCTGTAATGCAACCAGAGCTTCGTTAAGGCGCTGAAAATTCGCTTCAATGGATTCCGGTGACGTGACCGGGTCAAGAATTACACCACTCATAATCAGCTCCCTGTGTGCGTGTAATTGGGTTCAAAACTGATAAGGCGTAAATAGCCCTCCGCCTTCAGTTCATGTTCAAACTGTTCATTGGCGACATTGATCGGGATCTCGGCATAGACCCGCTGTGGACGCTCCTCATAGAGGCGCTCTCCGCCAATGTCGAGATAAGGCGGCTCCTTCCGGTACAGGTCAAATGTTTCATTAACCAGGCTGGGCTCATCTTCATCCGGATAAACGGCATACTCGCCAACACTCTGATACGTACCCAGCAATGACAGGAAAACACGGTTATAGCTGGTCATACCATAAGGGTTGGGTTGTACCGGCCAGGTGCGGAAGTGGCTGGCAACAGGTGTTGAAACACCGGAATTATCGGTATCCGGTGCGTAACGTGAAACCATACGCCACAGCCCATTCTGTCCATACCACCCAACGCCTTCGTCGGTCTGGATTAACCCTTTGGCCAGCACGTCAATCTGACCCCATCCTCCTTTTAACGTGTTGTAAACGTAAATATGCCCGTCATAGAGCAGGTAAAGCCAAACACCATCCGGATCCAGCATCAATTCAGCATCGTTATCAGGAGCGCGGAACAGATCTTCTATCTCTCGACTAAGGGGCTCATCCTCTCCCAGCTGGTAAACGCCGTTACGATCCAGGTGGTACAAACGCTGTCCATCTGACGTGATACAACGCTGATTAACAGCACCATGCCCGTTCACGACTTTATCCCGCTGGAAGTTGTAAGTGCTGTCACCGGTCACCGCCCAAAGGCTGGAAGGTGTTGCCACCATCAAGCGGTTACCAAATGCACAAAGAGCAGTCACGTCATTCTGCGTACCTGACTGGAACTCTATGGCGTTGATTGGATCCCAATAATGAGGCTTATCATGTTCCGTGTGATACACCGTATGGGTGCCGTCTGCTGCCCATAGTCGATTCCGCCAGCTGGCCAATGCCCGCGCCTTGGGCAGGCTGAACGGTTGGTTTTCGTCGTCTTTCACCTCATTGACGATATCCACCGCCTCATAATATTGGGTTTCACCCGGCTGGTTGGCGCGGCGGCGAAGGTAAAAAATATCTTCACCGCTGCCGATATAGAGACGCTCTTCCCGGTCGCCATATCCGACCAGGCTCTGGAAGGTTGCGCCGCACATCTGAAGGTTAGCGGTGCGGGGGGATAGATCGGTTTCTACTGCGTGCCAGACCAACAAATACCCGTAGCGCTCAAAGGCAATCCGGTTTCCCCAGCCGATGGCCCGGTTAATGTTTCCGGTAATCAGCTGATGGGCACCGGGTCGAGTTTCTATTTGGTTGTCGCCCAAGGGAATCAGGTTTTTTGATTCCCTAAGTGCTCCGGGGGTATAAGTCAGCGTAAGCATAATTTGTTGTTTGCATTCCCTTTATGGCATCGCTTATCTGTTTCGTTCCAAAAATGGATATCCCAAAAACATCACTTAATAGATTTGCAGTAGTTTAGATGCGTTTACTCCTGCACTGAGCCTTCCCTTTAATGCCTTACAGCTTTGGTATAAAGGATGTGTACTACTAATTCTTTTGACGTACATCCTTACTCTTGTATTTGCGTCAATAAATGAAAAATACCCTCTGTACGCTGATAGGTTAAAAACAACACCGTCGTATATAATCGCGCTCAACGCGTTGAAATTTTCAATAAACTTGGAAGAAACGAGTCCATTTGAAGAAAATATAATCTCTGCTGTAGCGGAAAAACCTGCCGTCTCAGCGAAATTGAATGCGTCCAGCTTCAGTTTTCCTTTGCCTAGCCGTGGATTAAGACTCCCGTGAACAGTGCTTCCAAGATCTCTAAATCCATAGGAATTACTATGACCACCAACATTCCCAACATTTGCAGCGGTTAAATAACCAAGATAGGAATATCCCGACTCATATACTTCATGAGTCACCCCATCCCTATTCATAAGTACACGCGTCACTTCTTTCGTTGTGCCGCCTATATTTAAACGCAACTCGGAAATTTCCCGGCCTTGCCCACTAACCTTCATTTGAATAGTCATTCGTAAATCATCCAGATATCGCCGTCATTCCAATCTTCTGAGGCAGGTTCAGAAGTAGATGCGTAAATAGCTCGCTTACGATTATCAGGCAACGCAGGTTCGGCACCGATATCTTCGGGAGCTAGGGTGACTATCCCTTTTTTTCCTTGAACACTGGTGACCGATTCCGTGTTATCAATCTTGTAAAAGGAATCTGTTGTTTTGCTGTAAACCAGCGAATCCCCAATGCCGAGATCAATACCACCAAGAACACCAGCCCCTGTAATTTTCCAGAAACCACTGTTCTGCTCCGGCTTGGCGGGCAACACACCGCCGGACGCATCCCAATTCCCCATCTCCACAATGCCGCCCGCCATGGTACTGGCGATTAACAGGGCATCATCACGGGCATCAACGGCAGCAGTTTTAGCCGCGATAGCTTCATTTTTTTCCTGAGTTACTGCGGCTGTGAAGGTGTTCCCTTCAGACTGAACACGGGCTACCTGTGTATCACTTTCCGATTGCAGGCTAGCCAAGTGCGCGTCGGCGGCTGCGTTGATATCGGTTTGACGCTGAACAATATCCGCCTGCCGTGTCTCTACGTCCTGCCGATCTGAAGCCACCTGTTGCTGATCCAGGTCGATGTCACTGTGCTTGGTGTTGATGACGGCCAGGTGTTCTTCCATCGCCGTCTTGATGGCAATTATCGACTCATAAAAAGCTACCACTTCACCATGTTTGTTAATCAGGTCGACGTTACCCTGAAAGGTGTCAAACAACCGCTCAATCAGAAACTGCCATTGGCTCGCCCTAGGCAACTTACCAGCCCGAAATGCAGCCAGTAGCTCTTCCTTTGTAGGTGCTATCTGCTCACTCATGGCTGTTCGTCTCCGGGGATCTGTGCAACGGCGGCGCCGTGGGTGTTATCTGTGGGATCATCACCCAGTATCTGAATATTGCCAGGTGTATCCTGAAAGGCAGGGGTCACAATGGTTTCAGGGTTATCGATGTAATTACCGCTGTTAACCTGAGCCATTGCCGTTGACAGGTTATCGCCGGTCATTGATGCCGCGTAGTAAGCGCCCCGCTCAATCATCTCAATGTCATGATTGTTGCTGCGGGAATCTTTAAGTCCTGCCCAAAAACGATTCGCAAACTCTCCGGGTTCACCCAACATGCCGGACTTATCAAAGTGGGCGGCATACAGCCCGATCACACCATCAACCAGAAAGGTTTCCCACTCATCGGGCACAATGGAGGCAGTCATCGGCACCGTGAAACACAGGTGCAGCATCATGGTTTTGTGGGGCGCCGGCCAGACATGCAGGCGTCCGCCATACTCGGCGTAAATCCGGGGTTCACCCCGGCTGGCGCTGTTGCTGGCAAAAGCCTTGCTGCGATACCCCATGATGGTATCCAGGGGTTTCTTGAGCAGCTTGTATTCACCATGCAGGCTGATAATGGCGTCGATCCCTTTTTTCAGGTCGAACACGTCCTGCCCTTCATACACCACAAATGAAAACACCCGGCGGGTAAACCACCAGGGTAGCCGTGAACTTTTCTGCGCCTTGACCAGGGTATGATGCAGCCAACGGGCAACCTGTTTACGATTCTTTTCGTCGTCGCGGATCTTGAGCAGGCCAATCACATCACTGATGATGCGTTCCTGCCGATCGGTGTCCGGGGTGGGGTACTGGGGATCAATCATTGTTGTTATCCCGGCAGGTAAACGGGCAACTGCCCGGAATCACCGGACAGTTGCTATCAGGGTCAGGCGAAGTCAATCACGCCGTTAAGATTCCGCTTCTTGCACACCACCGCCGCATACAGCAGGCAATGACGATGCTTCGTCTGAATCTTGTTAGGCGTGTTCTCCCAGGGCGTGAAGGTGAAGTTGGTATCCTTGTGGATACGAACCTGGATACCGTCCTTGAAGTTCATGGCCCAGGCGCGCTTCGCTGGCAGATTCTCTTCGTAGATGTAGATCCTGTTGTTGTCCTTCATAGCCTCGAAGCCCTTGAAGGCTTCCGCTTCCGCCGCCGTCATCTGCACCTTGTTCTCGACGCCTTCGCACATCTTGTCGTAAACGTCTTCGCCCATGAAATAGACGTCAGGGCTCTTGTTGTTCAGAGCGCACTCGCGGCGGGTCTTGCGCATACCCGCACGGTACTCACTGGCCAACGCATACTTGGTGGTGCCATCCTTGGTGATGTTATGCACATCAAAGTAAGCGTAACCGCTGGCGGCTGGATCAATGCCGCCCACCACAGCGCCCGGCGTCATGATACGACCAAGGCCTAGGATGGAGCGGCCGTCACAATCCTGGCTACCCATCAGACGGTTGGCAAAGTGGTTGTTGATGGATTCCCGCAACTGGGTGGTCTTTGTTTCAATCAGATCCAGCAACCTGCTCTTGCCGCTGTTCTTGACCATTTCCTCCCGGTTGTACATCTGGGTACCGGAAACATGACCCCAGAGATACTTCGCATTGCTGGTCGCATCCTGCGGGGTAAGATCCGCATCATCGTAACCGGTGAAATCCTTGATCGTGCTGTTGGGCTTGTCCAGCAGCGCAATCTGAATATCGGTGCTGATGTCCCCCTGATACTTGATCAGGTTATTGGTCTTCAGGTAAGCCCAGAGCGCATGCTCCACTTCCAGCTCATTGACCAGATCCTTGTCCAGCTCATGCAGCGTGTGGAGGAACATGTCCTCGGTGTCCTGGGTGCCCGCGAACAGGGGCAAGGCGTGTCGTTCCATGGTTCAGTCCTTTATCGTTGGGCTTTGGCCCGTTGCGCACGACGATAAGCCCGCTCGTAGGCATCCAGCTTCTCGTCGTCAGGGCTTTGCACATCGCCGGTCTCTTTGGCCGGAGGCCGGGTACCCGCCTTCTTCAATCGCTCATTTTCCGCACGCAGCTTTTCCACTTCCGCCGCCGCGTTCTGTCCCTCACGGGCCATCTCGGCGACCTTATCCCAGTTGAGCAGACGATAGGCTTCCATTGCCGTGACACCGCCCTCGGCCATACGGCCAACAACGGCATCCCTGTGTTCGGGCAGATCGGGGTGGGCGTCAAGGGCGTCTGCGAGTTCCTGTTTGATTTTCTCGCTGCTGTCCCTTTGCGCGGCCTCTCTGCGCCGATCCGCCTCGGCATCCGCCTTCGCCTGACGTCGGGTCGCTTCGAGCAGCCAACGGCTCTGCTCTTCCTGACTCTCAAACTGGGGAACCTGCTCATCGGTTTGCGGGGTAAAGAAGACAGGCACACCGGCCTGCTCCGCCAGCTTTTGCAGGACGCTGATCGGGTCCTGCTCAAACTGGCGACCGGTTTCGACCAGCTCCTTCAGTGCTGAGGTTTCAACACCGAAGTTGTCACGCATCGCGTTGCGCTCGTCGGCCAGTTTTTTGAGGGCCTTGTTCACGCCCCCGTTCATGTCCTCATAAAAATCGAGGACCAGTTTCTGACTGCGCGGGTCGAGCTTGCCGAACTCGTCCTTGCGGTCAGACGCCCAGGAATCAGGTGCTGCCAATGGTTCTGTTGATCGGCTGTCGTCCTGATCATCAGCATTGCCATCATCAGAACCGCTTGGATCGTCATCGGTCGCACCGCTTGTGTCGCCATCCTCCTGACTGCTGTCCCCGGCCTTGGCAGGGTCGGGCGCTTGGTCATCGGATGCAGCGTCGTCGGCGGTCTGTTCCTGTGAGGATTCGTTGTCAGTGCTGTCGCTGTTGATACTGGCTTCCGCCCTGTCCCAGGCAGCTTCCAGCCGGTTGGAAAAAGACCCGGACTCAACGGAGGAAGAGGATTCCGAAGAGTCCGGGGAAAGGCCACTGCTGGCCGGGGACGCAGTATCAGTCGTGGTTTGCATGCTTCTCTTCCTGATTTTAATTATCATATGGTGCACTGATAGCACCGGAAGATACGCAGCTTTTTGGAAATGTAAACCCTGACTTATCCAAACGTATTGACCGCATCCGCCATAACGGTTGGATTATTGATACCTGCCGGATTCGTCTCTCCCCCGGAACCAGTAGCAGGCATTGGTGCCTGCACCGCAACAAGGTACTTCCTGGCCGCTGCCAGTATCGGGTTCACATCCCGAATATCCAGTTGTCGCAGCAGCTCACCGGAATAAAGCAACTGGGCTTCCGGCCCCAGCTCACGAATCACCGCCATGCCATCAATCAACATCTTCTGACGAACCGGGCTGATAGCGGATGGGCCACCGCTTGGAGTCACCTTGATATCAAAGACACCCACCAGTGCTTCACGGCCATATTGCAGGATCTCTTCACGTCCATCCGGCATCGTAATCCGCAGAGACTGACCACTGGGCAGAAACTCCCGCAGAAACGCATGATGAGTACGGGCAACATCAGTAAGGTACTTGAACAGCTTGTTACGTTTCCGGTTGGTACGGGCCTGGCCGATCATCTGCTGGTTTTCCGATTCCGTGGCAGTCTCGGCCCCACCAAATGGCGTTTCCGCAATACCGGAGTTCTTGCGCACATCATCCTCGGCAAAAGGCTGGTAACGCAGCAACTCATCAGGAACCCCCGGCGTTTGCACCTCGGTCACGGCCTGCGCCAGTGTCTTGCTGTCTTCCAGGTCAACACCAATCGCTTCCAGGTCCCGGTCACTGCCAAGGGCTTCGTCCATCTGCGTGGTCGACACCGTATCCTTGTCATACACCATGAAGCGCTTCTGGTTACGGGACAGATTGGCCCGACGTGAACGCATCACGTCCGCCTCAATGGCCGGATTACGGATATGCTCAATATGACTGATCCCGAACGGATCGTCCGATGCTGGCTGCGGAATGAAAAAGTTGAACGGACCATCGTCCGGGTGATCAAACGGCACCGGATGCCTGATCCGGTAGACCTCAGTAAGAGAGGTTTCTTTCTGGCGACGCTGATGTTCCGGGGCCGTGGTTTCAATGAAATGAATCAGCTCCCGATGATCCTTGTCCCAGACAATAATCAGGCAAACAGAATCCTCCTGTAGATAGTCGTCACCAGATTCATGCTCGCCGGTCAGGTCCTTCACCTTGAAAGACGATGGCTCAATATCTGACGGCAGGTCATAACGTGGATCTGCTTTCAGCTCCGCCAGGCGCACGACCGATTCAAACCCATACCAGTGGCTGTCGTAGATCTGGCTGGCGCTACTGGCGAACAGAAACTGGAGCGGACTGACCCGCATATCATCCACATATTCAAAGACAGGCATCGCCTCTTTGCGGACTTCATACTTCGGGCGACCTGTAGCGGCATCCACCTTGGGTTTCAGTACGCCGTAACTATCGACCATGACAGGCACCCGGCCCACTTCTACTTCTTCTTCAATCACATGCCACCAGGAATAGGTAATGCCGTGCCCGCAAATCAGTCCGTCCAGCTTGACGCGATCCAACCGTTCGGGGCCGGTCACCAGCCCTGACCGTTTGAGACTGTCAGACAACGCCTGCTCCACAACTGCTTCCCGGTGGGTATCCACATTGGACAATTCACGGGTTGCAGATGTCGCTCGCGCCGTAATGCCAATGTCAGGCGTTTCCATGTAAGCCATGGTCTGCTCAATGTTGCGATAAACCAGGCTGATCTTGACCTGATCCCCTTCCGGCAAGGTGATCCGGTAATCATCGGTGAGTCCACGAACCGCTTTCGCGCCTTCCGTATGCAGACTGGCATAATGTCGCCAGACCTGTTCATACTTATCCCGTCGTTTACGGGCGGCGGCAATCCGCTTATGCCAGATGTCGTGAGTATCCTTCATTCCTTGTCCGCCTTGGCTTCCAGTTTGTCCATGATTCGCTGGAACAGATCCTGAATCCGAGCCATCTGTTCATCAAACCGCCGGACGCCCACATACTTCTCCGGTAGCTCCGCCCTCAGGTCATGAAACCGCGCTTCCATCGCATCCAGCTCTGCGCGCAGGGATTCCAGTGATTCGCGGTTGGAAAGCTTGTGTGAATCGTAGTCATTGACCAGACGGCGAACCGTCCAGCCGATCGGTCCCCATAACACCAGGTTGAAGAGGGCCATGGCGACCACGATCATTTCACGAAAACTCAGGGTCAGTCCGTGTTCCATGATTACCCCTTTCTGGCGACCTGGCGCGTCAATAACGCCTGAATATTGCGGTTGGCTTTTTCACCGTCGGCGCTGCCGCCAAACTCGAAGGCAAACGACAGATCAATCATGCTCAGGAACTTGGTACCAAAGGTCGCGATAATGCCTACTAGACCGGGATCCGGCTCACCTTTCACAAACAGGCCAATCAGCGATACCAGGCAACCAACGAAACCCAGGAAGGCCAGCACAATCATCCAGTCAGCGCGCTGGTTCCGCCCACGACGCTTTTGAATGGCAATGTCCCGCTTGCGGGCATCGGCGACATTTTTGTAAGCCATCGCCTGTAGTTTTTGTTGATGGCTGTTTTCGAGAGTGCGCAGCTTGATCGCCGCTTCGGTGTCACCGTTCTCCGCCATGCGGGTCAGCTTGGATAGCTCGAACTCAACACGCTCCAACGGCTGATCATCGCGACCAAACAGTTCACGGCTCAGGATCTGCACCGCAGCTGCAGGAACGGCGGCACCGCCGGTAGCAATCGCCGCAGCGACGGTCGGTGCATACTCTTTGACCTTGTCCCAAACATTCATCAGGCGGTTGCCTCCATGCGCTTGAACAGGTCTGCGGCTCCATGACCTGCGACAGTGTCCACGTAATGCTGATTGACCAGCTCGCAGTCCTTCCCGAACCGTACAGATCCGGCGTTATAAGCCGCTGCAACACCCGCCCAGCCATACTTTTCTAACCAGACATTTCGGAGGGTATCCAAGTGTTTGCAGCCATAGTAGATACCCTGCCCCGGATCACTCAACTGGGGAAAAGCCTCTGTGAAGCCATACTCACGGGCGACTGCACCCATAACCTGCATACACCCCCAGCTTGCCTGCTGCCCGATCCATTCCGTATTACGACTGGATAGCCCCCGGATATAGCCGAAATCCTTCGGCGCAATTTCATTGTTGCGCTCGTGCTTATCCAAAGTCCGGAAAGGCGCTTTTTTCCGTAGATCCCAGAGGTAGCGATAATGCGCTTCTGTACGCCAGGCCCAGACGTTACCGCTCGACTCCGTCATGATGATGGCAAAAATCAGTTGAAGCGGGATATGGAACAACTCACTGTAGTTCTCTGCGTGTTCCTTGATTCTGTCGGCGATCATTGAATGACTCTCCTTGCCTGTTGCTGGCGGGCCAGTTGCTGGAAGTGGCGAAGAAAGACATCAGGATGCTCCGGTGCCTCCGGTTGCTCCGTCTCCGCTTCATCTCGAACTTTTGTCATCAGGGTTTGCAGGTAGGCATCCGCCAGGTTGCCGGACGCGACACCACGCTTTTTCATTTCATCCTTGGTTTCCACCCGGATCTTTCTGTCTGCACCCTCCCGGTAACCTGGCGCGGTCAGTTGTGTCTTGATGCCGGGAAGATCAAGCAATGAACATCGGGGGTTGGCCAGATGCGGACGACCATGGCTGTACCACATTTCATCGCGCCGACGGTGGAAGCGCTTTTTGTCGATAGCGCCAGCACCAGAGTTGAAATGAATAACGCGCACTTTCAGGTGCGGACGCTTGCGGAAATAACGGGACAGGTACTCCATCGCCCCACGACCAACGCCGTTTGAATCCCCGATAATGACGCGAGCCTTGAACGTCTTTTGTGCCTCAATGGCACGCTCCGCCGCTTCCAGGGTGATTTCATCCGGATTGTCCTTGGGCAGCCATTCGTCACCATCCAGCATGTTGAACCCTTGCCGTACAACAATCGCATGACGGTCACTGGTCAATCCGAAGTCCAGCCCTATCACCGGGGCTTCTTTCAGACTGTCGCGGTCCTCTTCACGGGCTATAGCGGCTTCAATGTGATGGGTTTTATTAACCTGGCTATATGCGCTCCGGGGTTTGACACCACGTACACGAATGCGGAATTCGTCATGATCTTCATCGCCGTCACAGTCAGAGAGCAGATCCGCCCAGTAATTGGGTTTAACAAAGCCACGCAGCTTCAACGGCTGAATATTGCCTGCCGTGTCCCGGTAAGGAATCTCGTACACACGAGTCAGGTCTGATTCACGGCAATCCAGATGGTGCACTGCATAGCGATCCGTCTTCTCCATATCGCCGGCAAACCAGCCATCCGGACGGGTTGGGTTACCGGGAGCAATCAACCGGGCACCAGACTCAGACAGGGCGCCACGCAGCACTTTACGTATGGCGTCGTCTACACCGGAAGCCTCATCAATCACAACCATGATGCCGCCGGTATGTGTTGTTTTACGTTCCTCACCGAACAGATCCGCCAGCTGGCCAAACTCATCATCGGCATCCAGTGCGTGCGCACCCTGAAGACCTTCCGGCTTGTCGGCGCGTGCAGTTCTGGCCACTGTCGTCCAGTCCGCATTTTCAGGATCAATATGTGATATGCGGTCACGCTGGATTTCCCAACGGTTCGCCAGATCCGGCCAACGTTCCTTCAAGCGGCGATACATCTTGCGCAGTTCATCCCATAACCGCCCCGTCAACTGGGGAGCCGTAGGCGCAGTACACAGGTTGTATGAGTACATCACCGTCAGCTTGTGCCACCAGATAGCGACGGCAAGCACCCGCGTTTTACCGACACCATGGCCAGCAGGGATGAGGACTTGCCGCTTGGGCCGGTTAGGGTCGACACCGTAGAACTCGTACAGTTCAACGGGAGAGTCCGCCAGATCCAGAAGGATGGCGATTTGATAACGGTGCAAGACAATGCGCAGGGCTTCGACGGCAAAAGCCACCGGATCAACCCGCCACCGAATCAACAACCAGGACAGGTGCGCAGCGGCCTGCTCGTTTTGAGGAAGTGCCGCAATCATTGGCCCAGCACCCACATGCCACCACCAGGCGCGCGCCTCTTCATCCGTCATCTGACGGCACATGGCATGCTGCTTAGGTGCCCAGGCCATTACCGCGACCTCGCGTCATCATCAGCAGGCACATCAAACACCGGATCTTCGTTCATTCCGGATTTTTCAAAATTTTTGAGATCAAGGCCCATATGAGAGTCAGGGGTGGCACCGGGGGGGGTGGGGGGTGCCTGGCGGTCACCGGTCGGGTTAGCCGTCGTCGGTTCGCTGTGCATCAGCAGGGCCTGCTGGGGAGAGAAAAAAGACCCACCATCCGGCGTAAAAACATGCGCACCTGACTCGGTATCCGTTGCGCTCTCACCATAACTACCTGATTGCGTTGTCTTTTGTCCCTGCTCACCCTCGCCAGATGACATAAAGGTGTCACGCGATGCCGTCGGAAGCCGTTTTAGTGCCGCTTCGAGGGTACTTTCCCCGTCACTCTCACCTGTGTCCTTTGACTGAATCACGGCGGCCAGCTTCAACACATCATCCCCTTTCCCGGCGTTGATCATGTCCTGCACGATCATCGACCCGGTAACGACAGCCGCCTCCCGATCATCCTCTGGCATCAGGTCGCCGTACTTCTCCCGGCCAGCATCGGCAAGCCCTTTGGTGATAGCGGCCTGCATGATCCGTCGCAGCTGGGAGACACCGCCCTTCGGTC